GTAATCGGTCGCCTGCTCGGCAGTCTGGATATCTTCCGGGCCGCGCGGTACAAACTCGACCACCTTGGACGAGCCGAAGAAGACGCGCATAAGAGACGGCATGATGCCGTTGATCGTGTCTCGGACATCCGTAGACACCACCTGAGAGCGGCCTTCTTCTTCGTTGCCAAACGGCTCACCGCGATAGTATTCAATCGCTCGAGCGCGGTTCGGCGAGAGGTCGTTATCGATGAACGACACCGCATCGACCAGCTCGGCCTGCACTACGGACTGCAGCTCGCTTTCGTCCATAGGCTCAGGGCCAAGGCCTAGAGCAGCCTCGGTCTTCTCGATCATCGATCCGTCAGCATAGTTCATAGACCGGCACCCGTGCCGAAATTATCCCTCTCCTATTGTCCCCCGAGCAGACTTTCAACCTGAACCGGTGCGAGTGCACAAATCCACGCTTCGCGATCCATCAGGCCAAACGAGAGCAGATACTGGCCTTGGTGTTCTACCAGACCGGCGCAGAACTCCACCGTTTCATCGCGGAAGAAGAACTCACGCCCAACCTGCACCGGGATGAGCAGATCGTTGAAGGTGACTAAGCGGTGAGCGTAGACGTGCTTGCCGCGCTGCTTCTGGCGCTGATGCACCACACCGAGCCACCACTCGCCGTATCGCACTAGCTGTGACGATCCAGACCAGCCTTTCAGGCGGCCATCGTCGCCGCCGAGATTCAGGCGCCGATTCTGCGGCCACAGCTCATACGATTCTGCCGGTGATCCGTAATACAGAAATCCGAGCCGGCTACCGTCCACAAACGGCATCCAATTCTTTTCGCGCTCGAAGTTGTGCGGACTGACCAAGAACTCTAGCTCTTGCACCGGCCCGTTATGCGGAAGCTGGCATAACGCCATCGTGTTACGGCAGCGCGGCCCGTGAAAGCAAGCCGAGGCCATGTACCACCAACCATCTCGCCACCAAAAGAGGCGCGCATCCTCGAGGCCATCACGCGCTGGCACTCGCTGCGAGCGCACAATGCCCTCGTCAATCTGTCGCGTCTCGCCTTGTGTCAAATCAGGGTTGATGCGAACGAACCAGTTGACGGTATCCGGCCTCGGACTATTGCCAAAGGAGATACCACCCTCAACCCCAAGCTGGTAGTTGACCGTGCGGACAATGCAAGCCAGATTCCCCGCACCATCTGCGGCGATAGACGGATTGCACGCGGGATATTCGCCCGGAATCTCCAGACGCAACATCCGCACGCCATGCTCGGCGAGTATTACGCTGCCGGGGGCAAATCCGGTGGCGTTTTCTTTGGCGGCTGCGGCGGTTTCTTTGGCTCCGGCTTGGCCGGTGCTTTCTTGTCGAGACGCTTCTGGAATAGAGCGACGTCGCTTGGCTTTAGCATTCATCAGTCTCCTCACATGTGGATGGTCGATGGCATCGGATTCTCACGCTGCTGCGTGGCCTGCGATACCAACTCTGGCACCACAGTCAGCACGCGCAGATGCGGAAGCGCGTACCACTCGAGCAGGATATCAACCGGCGTATTGGCCGGCTTGGTGTACATCTGCAGCGTCGGAATCGCGCGGCGGCGGTGCCACAGCGCGGCAGTGCAGAGCGGATACTTGATATCCCACAGATCCTCGTACTCCTTGCGTGCAGGCTTTCCGTCCACGCAGCAAGAATTGAGATAAACCAGATCGCAAGACTCTGGAATCTGCGCGCGCACCTTCGGCCAGCGTTCGGAGAAGTTATCCGGCAGGATGAAATCATCCTCAAAGATCACAAACTCTTCGTGACCCTCGCGCCATGCGATCTGCCAAGCGATGTGCCATGACAGAACCAAGCAAGTAGCGCCTCGCGTAACGAAATAGTCGCTGTGCATCGGGATCTCGGACTTGACCTGCATGGTCTTGCCGAAGATGCCATATATAAAATCCAACTCGATGCCATGTTTTGCAGCCTGCGCTCGAGCGTGCTCGGTGCGCTCCGGTGTTTCAGAGAGTGTGATGCAGTAATACTTCATAAATCACGGATGAAGAACAATAACGTCGGCCGCCCCCATGACGATCCTTGCCGCTTGTCCGTTTCGCGGAACATAAGCGAGGTGATCCAGTCGCATTTGAAGCCATTTTCGCCAAAGCGCTCGATCCAGTAGTCGGTCGTCTGCTCGTTGACGTGATGGTGGCCGCCTTGACCCGGTACGGCGTGGCACATCAGCACATACTTGCACTTGTGCATTGTCGCGAACCAGTTCTGCTCGCACTTGCGATCGACGTGCTCAACAAACTCGGTGCAGATAGCTAGATCAAACTCGCGATTTGGGACATAGGCGCCCTTCTCGTAGTCATGCGAGATGAGAATATCCTTGGCCGGACTCTCGGCAAGCGCGACTGGGTGCCCCTCGACACCCACCGCGTCAAATCCGAGGTCATGCCACCACTTGATGTTATGGCCGTAGCCTGCGCCGATGTCGATCACCGACTTGATTCCATAGTGCAGCGCCAGATACCCCCAAATGTCAGGCATCCACGTCGCGCGATCACCCTCTGGGATAAAGCCGCCTAGATGGTCAATGCTCATACCACACCTCGAATCTGTCTCTTGACCGATTTTGTCCACGTCGGCGAATACGCACCGCCAATCGTTGCCGCATCACTCGCAAAGGTCAGCACAAAAGCGTCGGCCACGTCAGGCGATGCCAACCCGCGGCGCTTCATGTCGTCCTTGCTCTCGAGCTTCAGCTTGCCGTTGCTCATGAACGAGTACCGTGGCGAGGATAATTCATTGACCAGCCTTTCGTCACGCGGCAGTTTGCAATCGCGCGCCTCGAGCCATGCCTTGGTCTTGGCCCAAAGCTCTGCGCGAAGGTTCGCGTACTGCCCCTTGATGGCCGGAGACTCACCGACGTTGATGCCGCGGCAGGGTAGCTTCAGCTCGCGTAATCGATCGACCACACCTGCACCCAATCCAATGCTGTCCACCAGTATCTCAACTGGACGATCCTTCGGCTCGGTCGATTCCCACTCATGCAGCACCGCACCCGAGAGCGCCATCAGATCCAGATTGCGCCATGTCTTGACCGGCTCGAGCACCACATTCGCCTGCCGCTTGCACAGCGCCGAGGAGTCAGCGCCAAAACGCGCGACGTCCAGACCCCAGAGGATCGGTGCTCCGGGGTTCTGCACCACATCGCGGTCGATGGCTGACTGCGCCAGCTCCAACCCGATCAGCGTGTCGTCGTCGGCCAGCGGGAACTCGCCGAGCACGCGCACCCGGTAGGCGTTTGACCCCTCGCCGTAGCGGCTTGCCATCTCCGAGACGTAGTCGCTCGAGACTCTGGGCGAGTCTAGGCAGGAGACGTGCAGGTTTTTCCAATCCCCGGCTAGGCGGTAGAACGTGTCGTAGAAATAGCCCTGCGTGCGGGTGGGGTTGCCGAGCAGCAGGGTAGTCGCGTTGTGACCTGACATCGAGCCACCGGCTGCCTCAAAGACCGCCTCGGAGACACCGGGCGCCTCGTCCACCACCAGCAGCACATACTCGGCGTGGATACCCTGCAGGGCGTCCGGTTGCTCGGCGCGGCTGGTACGGGCCGAGATGAAGGCCTCTTCCGGGCTGGCTTTTAATTCGATGCGGTCGGACTTGATCTCGATCAGGTCGGCTATGGCGGGGGGTAGCAGCTTGGCCCAACGGCGGCATTCGCCGAAAAGCGCGTCGAAGAGCTGCGAGGCGGTCGGTGCCGTGACCACCACCTTGACCGGGGCGCGGGTGAGCATGAACCAGAGCATCGACCAAGAGGCGGCCGTGGACTTGCCGGTGCCGTGGCCGGAGCGGACGCTGATCTTGCGCTCACCGGCCGCCAGAAGCTCTAGGAGCTCGATCTGCCACGGGTCAGGCTCCACCCCTAGTACCTCCCTTACGAAGGCCACAGGGTTCCTGTAATAGCGCGAGACGAAGTCGTAGAAAGGATTTTTCAAGTCATGCCTCCCCGGAGGGGGTTATTCGGCCCCATACGGGGGTCTCTGTGGGGTAGTACGCCAGCGCCGCCCCCGCCACCTGCCACCCCCCGGGGGGGGTAAATGCGAATGATTCTCATTTGCGCGGTTATCAACAGGAGGATCGGTGTTATCCACAGGTTATCCACTATTTAACATAATGGGTATTATACGAACTCCGATCAGAACCCGTTGATAATCAATGACTTGCGCGCGCTGTGTTTTGCGCTGCGCGCCGAGCCGTCGATTATGCGCATGAGTCTGCATAAAACTCAGTCTGAATGCGAATCATTCTCATTTGCGTTCTCATCTGATGTGTCGCGCGCGGCCGTTTTGCTGCGCGTCGCTGTGTCAGAGGTCAGCTTTTCGGGCTGTACGACGTTGACCGTCTTCATCAGGTTGCGCACTGCCTCAAGGTGAAGCTGTGTCGTGTCGGTGATCTCGATCTTCTGCTGCACCTTGTCGCCCCACTGTTGCATGTCCAGTCTGGACGCAACCCAGCGCCTGATATCGCTTGCCACCTTCGCAGCATGAGGATCGATCTGCTCTTGCTCCACCGAGTCAGCCAGACGCTCAATGCGATCAACATGCCACATCGCTCGAGCACGCTTGGCATTCTCGATCTGCTGCTTGCGTTCCTCATCGGCCATCAGGAACTGGTGCATTCGGCCGTAAGGTATCTGCGCCGTCAGTGCGAACTGAACCAGACTGCCGCCGTTGCTGATGTACTCGCACAGCTCAGGCATGAAGGTATCCTTCGCCATCAGTGCGATCGCTCGCTCTCGTCGTTCCTTCTTGATCGGAGAACCTGCCATCAATCATCCCTCACATGCACATAGGTGCTGACATCTTCCCAATCCATCTGGTAATCGTCAGCCGACACCACGTCAAAATTAGACCAGGCTCTTCGCCTTGGTATTGGTTCAGGCTTGACCTTCTTTGCCGGCCTCTCTTTGACCGCTCGGATCTCATCGGCGTAAACCTTACGCCAGACTCTCTCAGCCGTTGTGAATCTAAACCCGCAGGTCAGGCACTCTCGTCTTCGTCTGGCCTCTGTTGGGAACTGGTAGACCTTTACGACCTCGGTCGCCTTCCCACACTTTGCACACTTCATCTTTCGGGTAACTCACGCTTGGCCATCTCAAGCCAATCTTCCAGAGGCTGGATGACGACGAATCCCTTGTGATCACCTCTTGCGATCACCACCGGCTTGTCATTGGTCTTGCAAGCTCTTTGGCACTGCTCAAGCCACTCGTAGATCGCAATGGACTTGCGGCGCTTAACCTCGATCAGAAACTGAGCCAGTCGCACATCTGCGCCACCATCTCTAGCCTGACCTAGGATTCTTGAAGTCTGCCATCCGGTTTTCTCGGATATGACCTTGCAGACCTCGCGCTCAGTCTCGGCACCTCGTTGTCTTTGTCTCGCTCCCATCTCACCACCTCGCGGATATTCTGGCCAAGTCTACAGCACGGCATAGATCAGCAATCAAGGGCCGCACCCTGCGACGCAGAGACTTGCTCACCTTTCGCTGAACCCGTCGCTTCTCTACGTTTCGCCAATAGTACTCTCGATGGTACGCAGTCCGTTTCGGGTTAGACCGCCAACCATCAGGCTGCCTTGCCAGATCGACCGCATGACAGATCAGCTCTACCGTCTTACGGAACTCGCTCGTCTTAGCCACCATGTCAGTGATGTCGGCGACAGAGTGTCCCTTCTTTCGGTGAGCCTCCTTGTGCCAGCGATGCGGCTGACCGCCCGTGTTCTCTACCCCACAGATCGGACAATTCTTTCTCACCACTCAAACTCCTGCCGACGTCGCTTCGGCGTATCGTACTTGGCCTCCTCAGCCGCCTCGACCGCCTTCTCGAAGGTGTCGAAGGTGCCAAGGTTGATCGGTATGACCGTACCATCTC